TCACGAGGGCATTGCGCAGTTTGTGCAGATCAACGGGCAGCAGGTGGATCCGATGACGGGTCAGCCGCAAATGGTCAACCTCATTGGCGAGTTGGATGTCGACATCATCCTGGATGAGGGAAGCGACACCATCAACGCGCAGCAGGACGTCTACGAGACGTTGAGCCAGATCATGCCGTCGATCGCGCCGATGCTGAAGCCGGCCGAGGCGAGTGCGGCGGTGAGCATCCTGGTCGACAGTTCGAGCCTGAGCGCGACGGCGAAGAAAACCTGGCGGGACGCGACGCAGCAGCAGCAGCCGGATCCGATGCAGGAGATGGCGAAGAAGATTACGCTCGAGGGCGAGGCTGCGAAGGTCGAGGAGACCAAGAGCAAGGTGCAGCTCAATTACGCCAAGGCGCAGAGCGAGGGCATGCCTGACATGATGGCGCCGGGCCAGCCACCGAAGTTCGAATTGCCGCCTGAGATGCAGATGCTGAAGGCGGCGGCCGACATCGAGAAAACGCGGGCCGACGCGACGCACAAGCAGGCGGCGGCGTACAAGGCGCAGACGGATGCGGAACTGGCGCCGCAGTGGGCCGTTCATGATGCGCAGATGGAACGCGCCAACTTCGTGCAGGACGCGCACGAGAACGAGCGCGAGCGGCAGAATTCAAGGATGCTGGCTCACAAGCGTAATGGTGGAGAACCGTGATGAACAAATCTGAAGACTATTGCCCGCCTGATCCACCGCCGCCCCCGCCTCCTCCGCCTCCTCCTGTGGTGTCGGCAGTGGGCTTTGAGTACGACACGCCGCCGGCGGCGTGGGTGCCGGGGACTGTTGTCCCCCAGGACGTTCCGATCGAGGATCTGAGCGACACCGAATGGGTGCAGTGGGCGTTCGACAACAAGATGCCGTACTGGGCGATCAAGAAGGAGCTGGTCCTTCGCAACCCGCCTGTGCTGACGTCGATGACGCCGACGACGGCCGCGATCGGCGACGAGAGTTTTACGCTGTTCATCAGCGGCGAGAATTTCTTTGCCGACAGCGTGATCGTGTTTGCGGGCCAGGATGAGCCGACGGCGCTGAACGAGGACGGCACGCTGTCGACCGGGGTGAACATGGGCGTGTGGCACGGTCCTGACGTGTTGCCTGTGATGGTGCGCAACGGCGGCATGTATTCGGAGCCGTTGGAATTCACGTTCACGGAGGCGGCGCCGGAGGCTGATGCTGCGGACGTCGACGCTGATTATGTGGACGACGACGGCAGGCCGGCGAAGAAGGCGAAGAAGAAAAAGTAATGGGCGACGACGTCGAGATCGCGCTGGAGGAGCTTGCCAACCGGTTTGAGATGGCGGGCGATACCGTGTGGACCAGTTCGCAGGTTGCGGGCGCGCTGCGGCGTTTTGCGGCGTATCCGGAAGATCCTCTGACTAATCGCGACGAGGACGAGAAGTAATTCTATTCGGCGTTGGCTCCACCTTTCGGTGAACCGGCGCCGGAGTCGCGGGCGGTGCTGTTCGCAGTGCCGTCCGCCCCAGTTTTGAGGTTTCCGTTTCATGGCTGAGTTATCGCTGCAGTCGCTCTGGGAGATGCTCAGGGCGCCGCCGCCGCGCGACCAGCCTCCACCGATGTCGCTGGCAGCAATTGGTGCTGCACAGCAGCCTGGCGGGCTCACCTTTGAAGGTACGGTGCCGGCACAGAACGGCCGGCCGGCGAGGGTGATGATGGGGACGGGGGGAGCACCTGCGCCGCCGCCTGAAGAAGCAGCCTATGATCCAATGAGTGGCGCCAGAATAGGTATTGATCCAAGCCTGCAGCGCCCGAACTGGTACATGGAGCCGGATCTGGCCGGCCAGCAGATGGGCAATATCGATCTGCCGCACGGCGCGCAGATGGGTGAGACCGGGGCTTACTATCCGGACACGGGAGAGCAACTGTCGATGGTGCGGCGGCCGAATGTGCTGCCGTTTGCGATGACACCGCAGGGTGTCACCATGGCGATGCCGAAGCTGGCGGATCTTGCCTCCTACATCATGGGCGGGTCGGTGCCTCTGGCGGGCGGTGAGGTGGCGTTCGGCGCTGGCGCCATCAGGCGTGGGAAGCAGCCGGTGGCACCGGTTGAACCAGTCCCTGCGGCGGCCGAAATGGACCTGGGTGGCCTTTCATTCCCGGCCGAGGAAGCCGCCGACCGTCTGCGCATGAAACTCGCCAGGGAAGCGAAGGCCATACAGAAGGGCACGGAGTTACCTGGCAGGCCGGCGAACGATCGGCAGGTTATTCAGGCCCCAGAAGGACCACAACTTGACCGCGGCGGCGCTCCGCTTCCGGATTTCGTCACGGGCAATATTACGCCACAGGACTGGGTAGCCAGACACGAATATCTGATGTCTCCGGACCAAATTGGAAGCGCGGCGAAATGGTATAAGGAGATTTACGGAAATTTCCTGCAGCAGACAAAGGGCGATGAGACCCTTGCAAAACAGTACATGCGGGCGTGGCTGGTGGCACAGCAGAATGTCGACGTCACCGGGGCCATGGGCAATGCGCTGTTGCAGCGTGAGCAGATCAGGCGCGGTGTTCCGGAGGAACAGATGACCGCGGCGGGGATGCCCAACCCGACGATCGCAGCCCGGCGTGTGATGCAGGACCGGCCGATCGAGGGCGGCGTCGGTCAGAAGATCTCTGACTTTGTCGATGCCGCCGAGGGCAAGCAGGTTCGATCGTGGATGGGCAATGATCCGGCTGGCGGGTCGCCATTTGTGGTCGACGTTCACACGGCGCGCGACACCGGTATGGTCGACCAAGAGTTGATCAATCACCTGCGGCGACGTGGTTATGACGAGATGAGCCTGCAGAAGCTCTCCACCGATCTCGGCGCCTCACCAACGGCAACGCAGTACGAGAACCGCGCGAACTTCGGTCGCGAGATTACTGACCACCTCAACAGCATAGGATGGCAGGGGCGGAAGGACTGGACGCCAGAGCAGGCGCAGGCTGTTGGCTGGATGGGCATGACGAGGTTGACGGCAAACCAAGCCGACAATGTCGCCACAGGTTTGCAAGGGCAGATGCGGCATCTGTCGATGGAGGTGGCACCCGGCGAGGGATCGCCCTGGGCGACGAAGTTTGGTGAGCGTTTTTCGGCGTTGCCGGCCGAGCATCAGTATGAGTTGACGCACAAGCTAACGCAGAACGCGATCGATCGCGTGAAAGAGATTTCAGGCGTCGACATCAGGGACATTGTCCACGCAACCGGAGGTTGGCAACAATTTCAAAATCCCTCGACCGTTGCACAGGCTTTTGCTTCGAAGCAGGGAGCTGAAATCGCCGCCAATGCGCTCGGTCATCTCTTGCAGCAGACTGAGGTTTGGGCAAACAAGGTCAAGCCTCGCACGGCCAACCCGAAGGGTTTTGCGGTTGATTTTATTGCTGACGGTAAACACACTTTCGACACCGACGCTGGCTTGCGTGATTTCTGGGCCAAGATCACGGCAGCGGATCCGACTGGACATTTCCAGGGATATCAACCAATTAAGACCGCAGATGGACGCATTGGTATAAGAGCACTGGTCGATCGCGGCGGCGCCAAGACTGCGAAGGATCTCGAGAACGCAGTAGATAATCAGCTCAAGGAAGTGCTAAAAGATATCCCAGGTGGTATCGAAGCAAAGTTCCACGAAGCCGAGATCACCAAGGCGCGAAACGACTGGACGAAGGACAAAGACGGTGCCGCTTATAAACAAAGGCTGGTCGACCTCCTTGGACGAGATCCCACAGCCGATCTCGGTCGTCACGGGAGCGAACTTGAGAAAGAATTCGCAAAAGCCCTCGACGCCATCGAGCGAAAAAACAGCAGCCGCAGGCATCCCAGAAGGAGCCGCGCTAGCAGCGCTCGGCAAGAAAAAGTAATTCGAAAAGCCGCCCCTCGAGGGCGGTTTTTTATTGGTTACGCCTGATCCGAGCGAGATCGGATTAACGCGACGCACCGCAGCGACAGGCGGGCTTACGTCGGGCCACGAAACGGCCAGCCCTGAGGAACAGCAATGGACATAGACGACAAGGAGCTTTTCAGCTCCGCGATGGCTGACGACCCTACTCCTGAAGCGACCGAGGCACCGGCAACAGAGGCGCCGGCAGCAGAGCCACAGCAGGACGGGCGACCACGGGACGAACACGGGCGGTTCGCGAGGACCGAACCCGAGCCACAACCCGAGCCGCAACAGCCGACTGCGCAGCAGCCGGACCTGGCAACGGATGATGGCAAGATCCCACCGTGGCGATTGCGTGAGATGCGTGAGGAGCGGGATGCCGCCAACCAGCGTTATCACGAGACGCAACGTCAGTTAGAAATGCTGCAACGGCAAATGCCGAAGCCTGAAGCCGCGCCACGGCCGGATCTCTACGAGAACCCGGATGCGGCGATCGAGTACGGCGCCAGGCAGGTATTGACTCCACTCGAGCAGCGCTTGCAGGCGGCGGAAGCCAAATTGCAGGCGCAACTGGAGTACAATTCCAGGCGGGACGCATTCAGGGAGCACGGCGAGCAGCTCGTTCGCACCTCCTATGAGTGGGTCGCCGATGGCATTCGCAGGCAAGATCCTGACGTGGTGCATGCGTACAACCGCGCGATGCAGTCGGAGCATCCCTATGATGCGATCGCACAGGCATACAAGCGGGCGTCCGTCATGCAGCAGATCAACCAGGTTGGCGACCTCGACAAGTGGGCCGTCCAGCGTGCGCAGGAACTAGCGGGCCAGCAGCAGCAATCGCGTCAACCGTCCAATGGGCAACCTCAAGGCAGCGTTACACGCTTGCCGCCGTCGCTCCGGAATACGCCTGCCGCACGAGGTGCGGTCGAGGACGATACCGACACGAGCGACGCGGCGATTTTCAGGCACGCTATGCGCTGACCTTCGCCACATAGAACAGATCGCCCGCCCAGTGAGGCGGGTTTTTTATTGGGCGAGGGCCATGCGCTGAAGGGGCGCTAAAATGGCTCTCACTACTGTCGACACCAACAATAAGCTGATCAAGTTCACCAGGGACATCAATCGCGAGTTCGTCAGGGAAAACCTGTTCTCGCCGTACATGTCCGAAGACGTCAACGCGATCATTCGCGTCCGCAATGAGTTGAAGGCGGGCGGCGAGATCATGAACATCCCGTTCGTGAAGCGGCTCAAGGGCGCCGGCGTCGGATCCGGCACGCTGGTCGGGTTCGAGGAGAAGATCGACAATTACGGTCTGCGCGTGAAGGTTGACTGGGCGCGCAATGCCGTTGTTACCAACAACGCGGAGGAACAGAAGGACTCGGCCGATATCTTCGCCGAGGCCAAGCCGCTCCTCAGTGACTGGGGCAAGTCGCTGCAGCGCGACGAGATCATCAAGGCATTTATGGCGCTGCCGACCGAGACGCTGCCGGCTGCGGATGTCCGCATCAACGGCCTGGAGTATCAGACCGCGACGGCAGGCCAGCGTGACGCCTGGATGCTCGCCAACACCGATCGCGTTCAATACGGCGCCTCGCGAGCGAACACCAAGGCGACGAATGCGCTGTCGCTGACGGAGTTGGACACCACCGCCGACAAGTTGACGGCGGCTAACCTCTCGCTTCTCAAGCGGGTGGCGCTGAACGCTGATCCTCACATCCGTCCCTTCAAGACGCGGGACGGCTATGAGTATTACGTGGCGTTCGCCGGCTCCAACACCTTCCGCGATCTGAAGATCGATCTTCAGACCGTGAACAAGGACGCCCGGCCGCGCGAGCAGGACGGCATGGACAAGAACCCGCTGTTCCAGGATGGCGATCAGATCTACGACGGTGTGATCGTCCGGCAAATCCCGGAAATCAGCGGTTTCGTGACGACGCTGTGGACCAGCCTGCTGACGGCGGGCGCGGGCGGTACGACGCGCACCGAGCCGGTGTTCCTGTGCGGGCAGCAGGCTGCTGCGATGTGCTGGGGCCGCATGGCGAAGCCGACGTTCCGGAAGGAGGATGACTATCAGTTCCTCACCGGCACCGGCATCGAGATGTGCTACGGCGTGGTGAAGTCATACACCAAGCATCCGATGACCGGCTCCAACTTGGTTCAATCCGGCGTTGTGACGGGCATGTACGCTTCGGCCGCGGACTGACGATAATGGCGGGGGCAGCGATGCCTCCGCCTTCTTTTTGTTGAGGGCCGCGCATGTCGATCTATCACACGTCAGAAGAACTGATTAACCGCACGGCGGCGCTGCTCGGCAAGTATGTGCCGGGCGAGGCATTGGGCGCGGTCGAGCACGACACCATCGATCGTTGCATCGACAGCGTGCTGGCCGAGATGGGCAAGATTGTCCTGATCGATCGCGAGCGAATACCGGACATCTATTTCGAGACCGCGGCGCGGATGTGCGCGATTTACGCGGCGGCGGATTTCTCCAACCAGCCGCTCGATCTTCCGGCTGTCAAGCAGCACGAAAGCCGCTTGCACTACCTGGTGTCGCAGTCGCCGACCTACGAAACCCTGCGGACGGAATATTTCTGATGGTGGATTGTCCGCTTCCCATGCTGACAGGTCCTGGACGCCTGCCGCAGGCGGCTGGCGGGCGGCTGATCAACACCTACCCTGAGAAGCTGCCGGCGACGGCCGGCAAGCCATATGCGTACTGGCGCACGGCCGGGCTGCTGCCTTGGGCGACGTCGGGAGGGAGCAACTACCGCGGCGCGCTGCTGGTCAACAACCTGATCTATGCGGTGATTTCAAACACGGTTTACACTTTCCCGTCGACTGGTGGCGCCGGCACCGCGCTGACGGGCAGCGTGCCGGGAACGACGCCGGTGACGATGGCGCGCAACAACAAGCCGGGTCCGGATATTGTCATTGTGGCGCCTGGCAACGGCGCATTCTGGATCGATCCGGGTGCGCCAACGGCGGTCGCGTCCTATCCTGACGTCGACGTCGGGCAACCCAATGCGGTGGTGTTTCACCGCGGGTTTTTCATCTTCACCTATGGCGATGGCAAGACGCGCGCGAGCGATGTCAATTCGACAGTTATCAACACGCTGAACGTCGCCACCGCCGAGAGCAAACCGGACACGCTGTATCGTCCAATCCCGCTCGGCAACGGTCAGCTGCTTTTGTGCGGCTCGAATTCGATGGAGGCGTGGGGCGGCATCAATGACACCGGCTATCCCTTCAGCTACGTCTCGACCATCGCGCGCGGGATCGTCGGCATCAATGCCATTGCCGGTCATGACGACGGGTTCGGCAAGGGCATTTTCTTTGTCGGCGACGATTTCAAGGTCAGCACGCTCGACGGCTACACGCCGGTCCCAATTTCGGTTCCCGACCTCGACCTGCTGATCGAGGGGGAGCCTGACAAGACGGTCATCACGGTGTCGGTCTACGTCAGCCAGGGCCACGGCATGGTAGCGGTGCAGGGTCCGCAGTGGTGCTGGGAATACGACACGACGCTGCAGAACTGGCATGAGCGCAAATCGCATCTGCAGAATTACTGGCGCGGCAAGTTTCCGGTCGCTGCCTTCGGGACGTGGATCTGCGGGGACAGGGAGAGCGGCAACCTCGCCGTGATCGACGGCCTGACCCATACCGAATTTGGAAACCCGCTTTTGATCCAGATCGAAACCGGCCCGATGGGGGCTTTCCCAAACAAGATCCGCATCAACAGTATTGAACTGTATCTAACCAAAGGCGTCGGCAAGGCGACAGGCGTCGACCCGCTCGAAACAGACCCGGACATCTCCATCTCGATCTCGCGCGACGGTGGCCAGAACTGGAGCAATCCGCGCGTCATCAAGGTCGGTCGACAGTCTCTGACTGATCAGCGCGTGCGCGCCTCGATTTGGGGACAGGCACAGAACCAGGGCGTGCGGTGGCGCCTGCGTGAGAGCGCACCGCTGTCGTTTGGGTTTATGGGCATCGACATGAAAGTGGACAAGCTGCTGTGAGCAAGCTCGGCAAGGTGGTGCTACCGGGCCAGGACGTTCGGGTTGATACAATGCTCGGCGTCGACCCGCTCTGGATCGAGAAGCTACAGCAGATGGCGGCTTTTGTGTCGCTGTTTTCCGAGATCGACCCGGCGACGATGGCGACGGGTCAGGTGCTGATCTGGGACGCTACGACGAAGAAATTTACAGCAGGAGCCAACTAAGATGGCAGGCTTTTTCGATACGCTATTCGGCGGTGGCGCCGAGCGGGAAGCCGCGGAGCGCAACCGCGGGCTGACGCAACAGTACGGCACCGACGCGCAAGGCTACCTCAAGACGGGGTACGACACCGGCGTCACCAACCTCAACAAGGCTGTTGGCGCCTATCAGCCACTGTCGGATCTTGCGACGGGTTACAACAAGGGAGGCAGTCTCTGGCAGGA